GCGGGTGCTTGAGGCCCAGTTGATCAAGCTGGAGAAGCTCAAGCAGAAGGAGTTGGCTCAGGAGAAGTTCATCAAGTTTGTGGAGAGGGTCTGGCCGACCTTCATTTCCGGTCGGCACCACAAAATCATGGCTTCTGCCTTTGAGCGGGTGGCTAGCGGAGAGCTAAAACGGCTGATCATCAACATGCCGCCCCGGCATACCAAGTCAGAGTTCGCTTCCTATCTGCTCCCAAGCTGGTTTTTGGGTAAGTTTCCCGGCAAAAAGGTCATCCAAACCTCGCACACTGCTGAATTAGCGGTCGGTTTTGGTCGAAAAGTGCGAAATTTGGTCGATTCTGAGGTCTACAACAGCATCTTCCCCGAGTTAAGCCTCCAAGCGGACTCAAAAGCAGCCGGTCGGTGGAACACCAGCAAGGGTGGTGACTACTTTGCTATTGGTGTGGGGGGTGCAGTGACCGGTAAGGGTGCTGACCTGCTGATTATTGATGACCCGCACTCAGAACAAGAGGCTGCACTGGCTGCAGTCAACCCAGATGTGTACGATAAAGTGTACGAGTGGTACACGTCAGGCCCCCGTCAGCGTCTGCAGCCGGGTGGAGCCATCGTAATAGTGATGACGCGCTGGGCACAGCGGGATTTGACGGGTCAAGTGCTCAAAAATGCAGCACTTCGGGGTGAAACTGACTGGGAAGTGATTGAATTTCCAGCCATTATGCCCTCGGGTAAACCCCTATGGCCTGAGTTTTGGTCCCTTGAAGAGCTTGAAGCCCTGCACGAGGAGCTTCCTAATTCAAAGTGGCAGGCTCAATACCAGCAGAACCCAGTAGGAAACGAGTCCGCTATTGTAAAGCGGGACTGGTGGAAGATCTGGGAAGGTGAAAAACCACCCAAATGCGAGTACATTCTACAGACCTGGGACACCGCGTTTGAAAAGCACCAGCGTGCTGACTTTTCTGCGGGTACAACTTGGGGTGTCTTCTATTATGAAGAGGACAACAACAACCCCAACATCATCTTATTGAACACCTATAAAAAACGTGTGGAGTTCCCTGATCTGAAGAGAGACGTACTAGCTGAATACAAGGAGTGGGAGCCAGACGGGCTTTTGATTGAAAAGAAGGCGTCAGGCGCTCCGCTGATCTACGACCTGCGGGCTATGGGTATTCCGGTGCAGGAGTACACACCGTCCAAGGGCCAGGACAAGATTGCTCGGTTGAATTCCGTCTCGGACATCATTGCTTCAGGTAAAGTGTGGGTGCCTCAAACCCGCTGGGCAGAAGAGTTGCTGGACGAAGTTGCAGCTTTCCCAGCAGGTGAGCACGACGACTTGGTTGACGCAACCACTTTGGCCTTGATGCGGTTCAGACAAGGTGGCTTCCTGCGGCTGCCGAGCGATGCGCAAGAGGAAATGCGGCAATTCAAAAGCGGCAGACGTGCTGCTTATTATTGACACCGAGATAAAAGGTGATAAATCATGGCTACCAACATCGACCAAGCGCTCACCCCCTTGGACCCCTCACTCCTCACAGACGAGCCTGCCATCGAGATTGAGATTGAGGACCCTGAGGCTGTAAGTGTAGGAATTGATGGGCTTGAGATCGAATTGACGCCGGAGACCCCCACGGCAGAAGATTTTGACGCAAACCTAGCCGAGTACATGGATGAGGGCGAGCTTCAATCGCTTGCCTCTGACCTGATGGGCGATGTCGAGGGGGACATCAGTTCACGTAAAGACTGGGTGGAGATGTTCGTCAAGGGCTTGGAGGTCCTTGGCATGAAGTACGAAGAGCGCACTGAGCCGTGGAACGGTGCCTGCGGTGTGTACTCCACTATCCTTACTGAAGCAGCCATTAGGTTCCAGTCCGATACCATCATTGAGACGTTCCCTGCACAGGGGCCGGTGAAGACTGAGATCGTTGGTGCCATCGACAAGCTGAAGGAAGAGGCTGCTGAGCGTGTCCGTGAGGACATGAACTACCAACTGACCGAGGCGATGTCGGAGTACCGGCCCGAGCATGAGCGCATGCTGTATTCGCTGGGTTTGGCTGGCTCTGCGTTCAAGAAGGTGTACTACGACCCGAGCGTTGGTCGGCAGGTGTCGATGTTCATCTCAGCCGAGGACATCATCATGCCGTATGGCGTGTCGAGCATCCTCAACGCTCCGCGTGTCACGCACGTGATGCGTAAGACCAAGAATGACATCAAGAAGCTGCAGGTCAGTGGGTTCTATAGGGACGTGGACCTGGGCGAGCCGCAGTCGTTCTTCTCTGATATTGAGAAGAAAAAGGCCGAAGACCAAGGGTATTCCCTGACCGACGATGACCGGTTCCAGATCTACGAAATTCATGTTGACTACGACCTGCCGGGGTACGAAGATGAGGATGGCATAGCACTGCCGTATGTCATCACGGTTGATCGAGGGACAAATGAAGTTCTGGCGATCCGGCGAAACTGGGACGAAGGCGACAAACAAAAGCTCAAGCGACAGCACTTCGTCCAGTACACGTATATTCCTGGCTTTGGCGCTTATGGCTTGGGCCTTATCCACATTATTGGTGGTTATGCTCGCGCTGGCACTTCCCTCATCCGACAACTGGTTGATGCTGGCACCCTGTCCAACCTGCCCGGTGGTCTGAAGAGCCGGGGGTTGAGGATCAAGGGCGATGACACGCCCATCGCTCCGGGCGAGTTCAGGGATGTAGACGTGCCGAGTGGGTCCGTCAAAGACAACATCATGACTCTGCCATACAAGGAGCCGAGTCAAGTTCTGCTTGCTCTACTTACGCAGATCAACGAAGAAGGTCGCAGACTAGGGTCGATTGCTGACATGAAGGTCAGCGATATGAGTGCTCAAGCGCCTGTTGGCACTACGTTGGCCCTGCTGGAGCGGCAGTTGAAGACCATGAGCGCGGTGCAGGCTCGGGTGCACTTCGCCATGAAGCAGGAGTTCAAGCTCCTGAAAGCCATCATCCGTGACTACACCCCGCAGGAGTACAGCTACGACCCGGCTGAGGGTAACCGCAAAGCCAAGCAAGCCGACTACGACCTCGTAGAGGTGATCCCGGTCAGCGATCCCAACAGCGCCACGATGGCGCAGCGGATCATGCAGTACCAAGCGGTCATTCAGTTGGCCCAGCAGGCTCCGCAGATCTACAACTTGCCGCAGTTGCACCGTCAGATGATCGAGGTGCTGGGGGTCAAGAATGCTGACAAGCTGGTGCCGATTGAAGATGACATGACCCCGAGGGACCCGATCAGCGAGAACATGGCGTTCCTGAACGGCAAGCCGACCAAGGCGTTCATCTATCAGGACCATGACGCTCACATCGCAGTGCACATTTCGCTGATGCAGGACCCGATGATGGCGCAGCAGATTGGGCAGAGCCCAATGGGTCAGCAGATGGGCGCAGCCATCATGGCTCACGTAGCCGAGCACTTGGCGTTCAACTATCGCAAGAAGGTTGAAGAGCAGCTTGGCGTCCCCCTGCCGCCCCCTGATCAAGAGATGCCTGAGGATGTGGAGGTCGAGTTGTCACGTCTGGTGGCCCAGGCGTCCACGCAGTTGCTGCAGTTGAATATGTCCAAGGCTCAGCAGCAGCAGGCACAGCAAGCGCAGCAGGACCCGATGGTGCAGATGCAGCAAGCTGAACTCCAGATCAAGGCCCAAGAAGTCAAGATCAAGGAGCAGAAGGTTCAAGGTGATCTGGCCCTCAAGCAGGCTGAGCTTCAACTCAAGGCAGCAGAGATGCAGAAGGGCCAGGGTGAAGACCCCCGCATCAAGGCGGCTCTGGCCCAGCAAGAACTGCAGCACAACGAGCAGAAACACCAGCAGAAGATGCGTCAACAGATGCAGTCCGACGCTATGAAGGCTAGACAGCAGGCTATGAAGGCTGCTCAACCTAAGACACCGCCGAAGCAATGAAACTGGACAAGAGCTGGATTGAATGGGTTGCACACAACGCTGCGGCGGGCGTGCAACCAAAAGACTTAATTGCAGCCATGCTCAAGTGTGGGGCTGAAAAAGATTCAGCCAGGATTTTGGTTGAGTGGGTGACATCTAATCCGCTGATCACAGCGGTGCAGACTATGCACAAAAAGCACGAGAAATTGGCTTCAATAATGCGGAGTTTGAATGCTGTGCAGCAGCAAGCTGCCAATATCCAGAAGGTTGACACACCAGATGAAGATGCCTTCTATCAAAAGTATTGGTGTCAAAACCAACCCGCTGTTTTTAAGGGTATGGTTGATGATTGGCAGGCCATGACTAAGTGGACGATGCCTTTTCTTTTGGATAATTTTGGTGATTGCCTGATTGAAATACAAGAAAACAGGGAAAAAGACCCTAACTATGAAATTAACAGTATTAACCACAAAAAGAAGGTAACAGTTCGAGAGTTTATACACAGGGTTGGTGAAGGTCCGTCAAACGATTTTTACATGACGGCCAACAATCACATTTTTGAGACTAAAGAAATGGGGGCACTGCTCCATGATATTGGTAGTGTTCCGCCCTACATAGCACCCCCCAAAGAGCGTGATAAGAGTTGGTTCTTGTGGGTTGGTCCAGCAGGGACAGTCACACCCTTGCACCACGATGAGAACATCATCTTCCACACTCAAATCAAGGGTAGAAAAAAGTGGAAGCTAATATCCCCGATGGATACACCCAATTTGTATAACCACAAGGCAGTGTTCTCAGAGGTTGATCTTTTTAACATCGATTACAACAAATTCCCGCTCATGCGGGGTGTTCAAATTGCAGAGCTTGTAGTTGAACCTGGGGAGACGCTGTTCCTTCCCTTAGGTTGGTGGCATGGGGTTGAGGCACTTGAACCTTCAATTTCCGTGTCATCTACAGCATTCAAGTACCCAAACCATTGGAAATTTAACAATCCGTAAGGAGTAACCATGGCGACTACTGCGCTTGACGTAGTCATTAAGGAAATAGAGGAGCGCCGGGAATCCATCGCCCAGGCGCTTATCTCTGGAGCAGCGAAGGACTTCGCTGAATACAAGGACTTGTGTGGCGAGATCCGGGGTCTATCGCGTGCACATGCTTTTATTACCGACCTCGTGCGAAAGATGGAAAGAGACGACGATGAGTGAACTACTCCTGAGCGACGGTGCTAGTACCACGGTACTCCCGGAAAGTGACGCAGAAAAGGCACGACAAGTGCCTGATCCGGTGACGTATCACCTGCTGTGCATGCTGCCAAAAGCCACTGACGAGTACGAAAGTGGGCTGGCTAAGGCTGGGCAGACCATGCACTTTGAAGAGGTGATGAGCCCAGTGTTGTTTGTCGCCAAGATGGGGCCAGACTGCTACAAAGACCCGCTTCGGTTCCCTTCAGGCGCATCCTGCAAGGTGGGCGACTTCATTCTTGTGCGCCCAAACACGGGTACACGGCTGAAGATTCACGGAACTGAGTGGCGCATCATCAACGACGACAGCGTTGAAGCGGTCGTGCAAGACCCCCGTGGCATCCAACGGGCATAAGGAGTAGTCCATGAACAACGTACAACACGAAGAGTTTCGGTTCCCCGACGAAACTCCGGTCTCCACCTCTGAAGAGAAGGTGGAGTATGAGATTGAATCTCCTGAGATTGAGGTCGTAGACGACACGCCCGAGGCTGATCGTGGCCGCGCTCCGATGAAGGAGCCCCCTGCAGAGGTGACGGATGACGAGCTTGCGCAGTATTCTGACGGGGTTAAAAAGCGCATCCAGCACTTTTCAAAGGGTTACCACGAAGAAAGGCGTGCGAAAGAAGCTGCCCTACGCGAAAGAGAAGAGGCTGTACGCCTCGCTCAAACGCTTGTGGAAGAGAACAAGAAGCTCCAAGGGAGCTTGGGCCAAGGGCAGCAGGCGCTTCTTGAGCAAGCCAAAAAAGTGGTTGCCAACGAGGTAGAACAGGCTAAGCAGAAGTACAAAGCCGCGTATGAATCTGGTGATGCCGACGCTGTAGTTGCCGCCCAGGAAGAGTTAACCGCAGCCAAGATTAAGGCTGAAAGGGTAAATAATTTTAAGCCAGCAGTTGCAAAACCAGAAACACCTGTGGTACAACCCGAACCACAGGCAGTATCTGCCCCGCCAGTTGACCGTAAAGCGGTTGAATGGCAGAAGCAGAACACTTGGTTCGGTGCTGATGAGGAGATGACCGGCTTTGCTATTGCACTCCACAACAAGCTGGTTAAGTCTGGAGTTGATCCACAGTCCGACGAGTATTACAGGCGTGTAAACGCCCGTGTACGCGAAGTCTTCCCGAATGCGTTCCCTTCGGAGAAGCGACAATCTAATGTAGTCGCCCCTGCGACCCGTAGCACAGCGCCCAAGAAAGTCGTGCTTACAAAGTCTGCAGTGGAGATCGCCAAGCGGCTTGGGGTTCCTTTGGAAGCCTATGCTAAGCAGGTTGCGGAAGGAATGAGGAAACAAAATGGCTGAGTCGAACCGTCTTGCTCGTGAATTGGACACCCGCGCTAAGGCTGAACGCCCCAAGCAGTGGATGCCTCCCCAACTCCTGCCCGATCCGAACCCGGAAGAAGGGTATGCTTTCCGTTGGATTCGCATCAGCACCCTCGGGAACAACGACCCGATGAACGTTTCCTCCAAGCTCCGCGAGGGCTGGGAGCCCGTGAAAGCAAGCGAACATCCTGAGATTCAACTGGGTGGAGGCGGTTCAGGTCGCTTCCCGGACAGTATTGAAGTCGGTGGTCTGCTGCTTTGCAAAACCCCAAAGGAGTTCACTGAACAGCGTAATGCCTACTACCAGCGTCAAGCTGACGGGCAAATGGCTTCGGTGGACAACAACTTCATGCGCGAGAGCGATCCCCGTATGCCGCTGTTTAAGGAACGGCGCAGCGAAGTTTCGTTCGGACGCGGTACGTAATTCAAGGAGTCTTAAATGGCTTACCCAACTGTTGACAGGCCTTACGGGCTAAAGCCGATCAATTTGATCGGTGGTCAGCCTTTTGCGGGGTCAACCCGCGAACTTCCAATTCAGTACGCCTACGCAACGGACATCTTCTACGGTGATTTCGTTGTGTTGTCGCGTGGTTTCATCACTCGGGCGTCGGTCTCCACCGGCACGGGCGTGAACCAAGTGACGGGCATTTTTGTTGGTGTTACGTACACCGACCCGGTGACCAAGCAGAAGCGCTTCAGCCAATACTGGCCTGCTTCGACGCTGGCTGGCGATGCGCTGGCTTACGTGGTGGACGATCCTGACACGGTGTTCCGCGCCGCTGTCTGCTCTGCTACTACGGTCATTGCCTCTGGCGCTCTGGCGTTGGTCGGCACCAACCTGTCGATGATCAACAACACCGGCAGCACCGCAACTGGCAACTCTGCAAACGCAGTTCTGGCCCCCACCGCTACCCCTGTCTCGACAATCCTCCCGGTTCGTTGCGTGGGTGTGGCAGATGACACCGCCGTTTCTGTGACTGCTTCGGGCTCTTCGTCTGGTACGGCTATTACCTTGACTGGTACGGGCCTGCCTGCAGCGATCCCGGTTGGCACCAGCGTGTCCTATCTGGCAAGCAACGGTCAGATCATTGAGACCTCGTCGTTCGTGGCTACGGCAGCTTCTGCTGGCGCGACCTCGGTGACGCTCAATGCGGCTATCGCCGTGCCCGGTGGCGTGACCGCCATTCCGTCAGCCTCTACCATCGTGTTTACCCAGTACCCAGAAATTCTGGTGAAGGTGAACCTGTTGGTCCACGGCTACTACAGCAGCGCCACGGCCTAATAAGGAGTCTGAATCATGGCAATTTCACGTGCCCAACTACTCAAGGAACTGCTCCCTGGCCTGAACGCTTTGTTCGGCATGGAGTACAAGCGCTACGGCGAAGAGCACAAGGAGATCTACGAAACGGAGACCTCTGAGCGTTCGTTCGAAGAGGAAACCAAGCTCGCTGGTTTCTCCGCAGCCCCGGTGAAGAACGAAGGTTCTGCTATTTCCTACGACAACGCGCAGGAAGCCTGGACCGCTCGTTACAACCACGAGACCATCGCTATGGGCTTCTCCATCACCGAAGAGGCGATAGAAGACAA